AAGCAATTAAATTAGAGTAGATTTAAACTTGATCCGATACCCTATATGGCCGGAACGATAGATGAGCTAACTGCTATCCCGTTTCGGTTACATAGCAGAGCTAAGAAATATAGTTTTGTAATATAGGAGAAGGATCATGTCAAAGACACTATCCTCAGTAGCCAAGACAGAATTCGACATGCAAGTGAAGCATGCGTTTCAAGGTTCTGGCAAGCTAAAAAATCTAGTCGAGTTACGCTCTAACGTAGTCGGCGACACGTACAAATTCCGTTTAATGGGTAAAGGCTTAGGCCATCAGCGCACTGGTTCTAGTTCGCTTGTTGTTCCTATGGATGTCAACCATTCAACAATCACCGCAACACTGACCAACCACGAGCACCCTGAATACACTGATATTTTTGATGCTGCCACGGTCAACTTCGATGAAAAATCCAAGTTAGCCGAGACAATTGGTAAGTCCATGGGTCGAACTATGGATCAGTTGGTGATTGATGCGTTAATAGCGGGAACTTACAACACTTCCTACACGGCTGGCACTGGTTTTGATATTGCTGCTGGTGCTACAGGTTTTACCACTGCTAAGTTACGTTCTTTACGTGCTTTCTGGGATGATCTGGAGCTTGAAGGAACTCAAACCATCTTGGTTTCTGGTTCTGGTATGGAGTCCTTGCTGGCTAACACTGAAACCACCTCTTCTGACTTTAATACTGTTCGTGCATTGGTTAATGGCGAGCTGAATTCCTTCATGGGTTTCAACTTTGTCAAGATTGGTGCACAGCGTACTGAAGGTGGATTGGGTGGTTCTGGTTCAATTGCTTATGCTTTTGATTCTAGTTCCGTAGGTCTAGCAGTAGGTATCGACGAAAAAACTTCTGTCGATTGGGTGCCAGAGCGAGTCTCTTGGCTGTGTAACGGTTTGGTGAAAGCGGGAGCAGCACTTATTGATCCCGAAGGCACCGCCAGAATCGACTTTGTTTAAGGAGAATTGATCATGGCTTTTGTAAGAACTGACTTTAATCCCGGCGCTAGTACAGGTACTGCGCCATCAATTCATACTTATACCACCGAAGATACGATAGCTACGGCTAACACAAGTGGTTATTTCAATGAAATTTCAGACATTCTCGCTGTAGGCGATCTGATTTATTTGCAAACATCAACAGGCGGAACTCGTGTGGCTGTTTTGGCGCAAGTATTAAGTAACGCTTCTGGTGTTGTCGATATTGCAGATGGAACCGTCCTTGCAGCAACGGATACTGATTAATAGCAGCAACAACGAAAGGGGCGCTTCGGTGCCCCTTTTTTTTAGGTGAAATATGGCTTCAGCTATCGATATGGCAAGTAACGCTCTGATTCTTATAGGGGATGATCCTATTAACGCGTTGTCTGAAAATACAGCAGCAAGTAATTTGTATAATGATACTTACCAGCTTGTGTTAAGTCAGCACCCTTGGACATTTGCCCTCAAAGAGCAATTCCTTTCTAAGCTAACTCAAGCTCCTGATCGGGAGACTGGTTATTCCACAGCATTTAGACGTCCGACTGACCTTATTCGTTTGTGGGCTTTGTTGAATGTTCGTGATTACAAGATTGTTGGTGAGAATATTTACGCAAACTCTAATACAGCCTTTGCTCGCTATGTGCATAAAGTTGATGAATCTTACTTGCCCTCTCAGGTAGTCAAGACGATTGAGTATAAATTGGCTTCGGAATTGAGCATCTCAGTTGCAGAGGATGAGCAGAAAGCCCAGATTTTTGAGCAAAAGTATATTGCTCAATTGGGTCAGGCTATGGCCGCTGATGCGCAACAACAGCCACAGGATGCTATCCGTAGTAATCCTATTAGGATGATGCGTTAATGGGCGTTTGGCAATATCAGGCTAACTTAAATAAGGGGGCGTTAGACCCCAAATTAAAAGGCCGCATTGATGCCGATGTTTATTACAATGGTTTAGAAACGGCTAAAAATGTACGTCTTACCCCTCAAGGCGCAGCACAGATAAGACCTGGCACCAAGTATGTTGATACGGTGCCTGCCAACGCAGTGATGCGTGAGTTTAAGGTAACAGATTCTTTATTTTATACGCTAGTGTTCGTGTTCGAGGATGCACCGGCAACAGACCCATCAAGAATGTACGTTTATGAGAATAATGTACTCCAAACCAATATTAATGGCTCTGGTAATGATTGGCTTGATATCTCACCAAGTGGCGAGTGGGACGGGGCTGACATTAAAGACACGTTTTATTATATACAGTCTACCAATACAGCAATTATTTTAGCGGCAGGTCATAAGCCGGCCATAATAGGTCGGACAAATTCGACTACATGGTCATTTTCTACAGTAACGTTTACGAACGTCCCCCAGTATGATTTTAATGATGCGTCTAGCCCAACGCCTGCTGACGAAGTGCAGCGGATTGTATTTGTTAATGTAAATACTTCGGATCGCTACAAATTAAGCTTGGATGGCTTTTTAAGTGAAGACGTTGTTTGGTCTGCAACTACTAGCGAGAATATAACTAGGATAGCCAGAGCCTTACAGAATATGCCCAACACAGCCAGCTCTGGGATTAGTGTGGCTTACTCGACAGGCACTACATACGACATTACATTTGGAGGCAATAGTGCAGGTTCTTATGGGCTTGTAACAGCCATTGCAGTTGATACGCAAAGCACTTCTTTTAGTGGTGAGGCCACTATTACGACCCCAGGCACAAGCCGTAAAGAGGATGCGTTCAGTGCGACAAGAGGCTGGCCAGAGGTTGCAGTATTCCATCAAAGCCGTTTATGGATGGCTTCTACTGATAGTTTGCCTGATTCTATTTTTGGCTCTGTTATCGGTGACTTTTATAACTTTAATATTGATCAGGCTGATGACGATGATGCTGTTTTTGTCACGCTGCAAACCGATCAGATAAATAAAGTTTATTCCCTTGTTAGCTCAAGAAAGCTACAAGTGTTTACAGCTGGCGCCGAATTTTATTGTCCTGAAGATGTTATCACTCCCTCCAATGTCCGTTTTGATGTGTTCTCTAATTACGGCAGCGCAAGAGTTAAGCCTGCGGTTATTGATGGTGCTGTAGTTTATCCGCAAAACAATTCAAGAGCGCTGATTCGATCCAATATCGTTAACCAATTCCAGGCTATTGAGGCTAGAAATATTGGCGTACTTGCCCCGCATTTATTGGGTTCTATGGGTCGTGTTGAGATAGCCAGAGGTAGCGCAACAAGTGATGCTAATTACATTTACATTTTAAACACTGAAGACTCAAGTATTGCCTGCTTGAACTACCTACCAGAGGAAGGAGTGGAGGGCTTTTCAACCTGGGAGACTGAGCAAGGTTTAATTAAAGATATTTGTGTGGCTGGTGGAATGCTGAACGTCATTGTTAATCGTAATGGGGTTTGGACATTGGAAGTCGAGGACTCAGATTACCGTGTTGACTGTGGCCTACCTGTTTCTTCGCAAACAATTGATATGTCCCATATTAATGGTGAATCTATCGAAGCCATTGGTGATGGTTTTTACATGGGGACTTTTACAGCGTCCTCTTCCACTGACTTAGGTAGAGAAGTTACATCGGGTTATGCGGGTATTCGTTTTAGACCGACAGTTAAAACGATGCCCATTGTAATTTCACTCAACAATGGGCCGAACGCTGGAAGAAAGAAGCGAATACGCCGCGCCATTTTAAGATTGCTAGATAGCAATGGTGTACAAGTGGATGGGGTAGATGTTCCCGATCTAACTATAGGCTCAAATCAATTTAGCGCACCCACGCCAAATTCTGGGATAAAGCGCATCCCTTTAAGGGGGTATGCAATTGATAAACAAATCGAAGTTACGCAAAACACCCCTTATCCGTTCACTTTATTAAGCATAGGCGCTGAGGTAAAAACATAATGGATATAGGTATGTCAATTTTGGCTTACAAACAACAAAGTAGCGCGGCTAAATTAGCAAGTACGGAAGGAAAACTTGCGGCTGAGATGGAAGGCGTTGCAGCACTACAGCGTGAGACAGATCGAAAGCTTGAGCTAGTTAAGGCTATCTCTTCGCAGAGAGCTTCTGCTAGTGGTAGGGGTATAGAAGTTAATACCGGCTCGCCTTTAGCGGTAATCAATAACACTATTGAAGATGCTGACAAGGACATCGACCGCGATCGTTTTAACTCAAAAATTGCGGCGCAATCTGCCTTATATCGAGGCGCTGCGCGATCAGGGCAGCTTAAAGGGCAGGCGCAGTTAAGCCTATTAAAAGGTGTTGTTGATTCAATTCAGGGTGCGTCAAGCGGAGGCAAGGTTAAATAATGCCAGTTAATATAGGTGCTCCAACAGTTTCTAGTGGTTCAGGCACAGGTGTTGCCGAGTCTTTAGAGGCGTGGGCCTCGCAAAAACGCCAAGAGCGAATTAATAAAAATTTAGTTCAGGCGAGAGAGGAAGGTCAGACGCAAGAGATAGAACAGGACGAGCAAGGGAACAGAAAGCTACCTGAGCAACGCAAAGCGTTTATGGGTATTTTAGGCTCTAAAACGGTCGATCAATACAATAAGGGGCTTCGAGATGCTTACGTTACCAGTATTGACCGCGATAACACGGAAGAGATCAACCGTATTTCCCAGGAAGCTGATGGTGATGTTGATAAATACAATAAATCCATTGATGAATACCGCAAGAAAGTATTAGCCAGTGTTGATCCTGTTGCTCGTGACATTGTTGGCAAAAGTCTGGAGTCAATGTCAAGCCGAGGTTTTACTCAGGTACAGCGAGTTTCTATTGCAAGAAGCAATCAAGCATCAAAGGATGAGCGCTTAAGTTCCTTTGCTACTTACGCAGATGAGGCATCAAGGCTCACTCGCAATGGTGAATTTGAGGGTGCTCAAGAGAATTTATTAAAAAGTCGGGCCACGCTAGATTCGATGGTTGAGTCTGGGGATATTTCTGCTGCTGAAGCTGATGAAATGTTCATCAAAAGCAAAAAAGGTGTCTTTCGTCAAGGCTACAAAAAAGAAGTGCTTGATATAGCCGAGAATGATACCGACGCAGCGTTTAAGAAAATTAGTGAGCTAGAAAAAGAAATTCCCAAGGATTACACTCCGGACGAATGGGAAAATGTTATTTCGGACATGCGCTCCGATGTTGCAAGATTACAAACCAGAGTGGCAGGTGGAGCACGACAAAGCCTTAAGTTAGCCAAATCAAGATTAAAGGATATGGAGCAGTCTTTATCGGTGGGCTTTACGATTGACTCACAGGATAAGGCTGATGTTTACGATCTGGTCAAAGGCACTGACCTAGAATCTGATTATAAGCGATTATTAAATTTAGAAACCTTTGCTGTACAAACCAGAGCTAACCGCACCGCCATTTTAAGTATGGCCCAAAATCAAGCAAATACACTTGAGGGCCAGCAAGATTATATTGCCTTAAAAAAAGCGAATGATCGAATTAATAAAATGGCTGAAGATGACGGTTATTCGTTAGGTGTTCGCCAAGGTCTTATCGAGCATATTCCTTTTGATCCGCAAAACCCAGAATCTTTTGCAGAGCGGTTAGAGCAGGCTGATACTTTGAGCGGGATTTATGGGGTAGAGGTCGGACCCTTAATGGATTCTGAGGTCGAAGGTATTGTTAATCTACTTCCAGAATCTACACCTGAAGATAAAGTTAATTTAGCGCTA